GGATCGCATCGGCCTGGGCTGGTTGCCCAGGCCGATGAGTCTCCTACTGCTCGACGCCCAGCTTGGGCAGCAGCAGGCTGCGCTGGTCATCCAGGGCGACCACGCCCTTGGTCAGGCCGGTCATGCAGGGCTGGCCGTTCAAGGGGACGATGACCGTGTGGCCCAGGCCAGCGTCGATCAGCTTGCCCTCGACCACCTGACGGTCGACGCGGATCAGGTACTCGCAGTAGCCGGTGATGCCGAGGATGCAGCCCTCGACGTAGCAGTCCTGGCGATGGGCGAAGTCATACGAGCGGACGACGGTCCCGGCGGGGTAGTTGGTGGCTAGGGTCATGGTGTAGCTCCAGGGTGGTGGTGGGTGATCAGAGGGCGAACAGGCCGACGTGCGGCTCGAATGCGTAGTGCTTGGTCCCGGCGGCGTTGACCAGGGTCCAGCGGTTCCTGTCGCCGCCGACGATGCGGAGGGAGAGGAAGCCGACCTTGACGGTCTCGCCGTGCGCCCAGACCTGGGTGGCGGGCTTGCGGGCCATCGGGTGGCCGTAGCGGTTGCCTTGGTTCATGGTGGTGGTCTCCAGGGGTGTAGGTGGGGGTTCAGACGAGGGGGAATTCAGCGTCGAGGGCCGACAGGTCCAGGGCCGGGGCAGCGCGCTTGCCACCGGCATGGCGGCGGTCGCTGATGTCCCAGCCGCCGATGCCCATCGTGGCCCAGTTGCGGTTCGCCAGGGCGAATCGGACGAGGTTGTTGACGACGTGGGTCTGGTCGCAGTCGAAGGCTTCAGCGAGCCGCTCGATGGTCGCCGCCGCCTTGCCGTCGATGCGGATGGTCTTCACGGCGTTGGCAGCGCGCCAAGCCTTCTGGCGCTCGGCGGCAGAGCCGTGCTTGGCCGGGCGGCCCTTCTTGGCCTGGGGCAGGGGACCGACGAATGCTGCTGCTGCGTTCATGTTCAAACTCCGTTTGGTGGGTGGCTGTCAAGCTTGAATTCTAGTGATATTTGGAGCCCCAGGCTACCGTTCGTCGGGTTAGGGCGAAAATAAATCGACAGACGGCAGAACAGCCGACGGCTGTCATAGGTGTAGGACAGCCAGGACAGCCGAGGCTGTAGCCGCAGGACAGCCACCGTTCTCATAGGTAGAACAGCCCAGGACAGCCGTTGCTCCATAGGTTGAGAGAGAGATAGAAGAGAGTGACGAGGAGCGCGCGTGCGGCGCGCGAGGGAAGGACAGCCCCTTTCGGCTGTTTTGGCTGTCCTGCCCTATGTGCGGGCGGCTGTCCAGGGCACTGTTCAGTGGCGGCAGGACAGTGCTGTCCTGATTCGGCGTACAGTGCGGCCGCATGGACAAGCCCGATAAACAAACGGCCCCTGGCCGCAGCGCGGGCGGGCGCTTCGCAGCGGGCAACAAGGCCAGCCCTGGGCGGCCCCCTGGGAGCCCCAACAAGGCGACGGCGACCTTCCGCGAGACCATCCAGCGGCTGCTGGAGGACAACGCCGACAACGTCGCCCTGTGGCTGCAGCAGACGGCCGAGGGCAGCAAGAGCCGACGTGTAAACGGCAAGCTCATCCCAGGGCGGCCGCCCAACCCCAGCGAGGCGGCCCGCATCCTCGGCAACCTCGCCGAGTTTGCCGCCCCCAGGTTGTCCAGGGCCGAGGTCACAGGCGAGGGCGGCGGGCCGCTGACCGTGGTCATCAACAAGTCGGGCCAGCAGCGGCCCCAGGAGCCCGCCAGTGACCCCGACTGAGCCCCAGGCATCACCGGCCAAGGCGCGGCCTTTCGTTACGGGTAGTTGGCCCCTGGAGGACCATCCGGCCTACGGGGACGAGGTGCTTGTCGGCCGGGTGACCGACGACCTCCTGGCCCAGGGCCGCACGGTCTACCAGATGTTCCTGCTCGACCCCGACGAGCGTTTACACGCCCAGGCGGTGCTGGCCCACGTCTTCGTCCCCATCGACGGCCGCGTCCTGTCCCTGGGCTGCGGCGTCGGCGGCATGGAGCGGTACTGGGTCGAGGCGATGCCCAACATCGAGGTCACCCTGGTCAACCAGTCGATGGCCCAGCTAGCCCGGCGCGTCTGCCCTGGCAGGCTGGTGCTGGCCGACATGCGCGCTATCGACTGCGAGGCGACGGTGCCCGTCGGCGGCTTCGACCTCGTGGTCCTGGGCTACAGCCTGCACCATGTGGACGACGTGCCCGCGATGCTGGCGGTGGCGTACTCGATGCTGCGCCCTGGCGGCACGCTGCTGGTGCTGGACGTGTGCGACGGGTCGCCGGGCTACGAGCAGGCGGTGCAGTACCGGACGCTGCACGCTGGCGTCCTGGCGCACTGCGGCCTCGTGCGGCTCGACCACGGCCTGACGTGGCACCCGATGCCCGCCGAGGTGGTCGGCCAGCACGTCGCCAGCCTGCTGGTGCCGTTCCATGTGCGGCCCGGCATGTGGGTGGGGATGGCGTGACTACCAGTGACGAAACGACGGTATCGCCCTGGGCACCAGCGCACAAGGGCGAGCCCGCGCAGTCGGCCAGGGAGGCGCAGTACGACCTCTACGAGGACGTGATCGTCAAGCTCCGCTTCGACGGCGACCTGACGAAGCGGCAGCAGCACGAGCAGTGCCAGCGCATCTGGGATGCAGCCCGGAGCTTCACCCTCTCGATGCACTCGGGGCAGACGTGACGTGGGCTGGTTCGGCTTCCTGCTGGCGGCGGGGATCGTCTGCATCCTCATCTGGATCAGCGTCGGGAAGCGGTGATGCCTGAGATCGCCATCCCCAACGGCTTCAGCCCCCGGCCGCCCCAGGACGACCTGATGGGCTACTTCGACAACGGCGGGCTGCGTGCGGCCTGCTGCTGGCCCAGGCGGTACGGCAAGGACCTCACCATGCTGCACCAGACGGCCAAGGCGTCGTTTGAACGTCCAGGCATGTACTTCCACATGCTGCCGACCCACAAGCACGCCAGGAAGGTGGTCTGGGACGGCTTCGACAACGAAGGGCGCAAGACCCTCGACGTGGTGTTCCCCAAGGCGCTGCGGGAGGACACCAACAAGACCGAGATGAAGATCACCCTGCGCTCGGGGGCGATCTGGCAACTGGTCGGCAGCGACTACTACGACAGCCTCGTGGGCTCCAACCCGTTCGGCATCGTCATGAGCGAGGCGGCACTCAGCGACCCCCGGGCGTGGTCCATGTTCCGGCCGATGCTGGCGGGCAACGGCGGCTGGGCAGGCTTCATCTCTACACCCCGGGGCTACAACTGGTTCCACGACCTGATCCAGTTGGCCCGTTCCAGCGACCACTGGTACCACTCGCACCTCGGCGTCGGCCAGACCAAGCACATCCCCGAGTGGGTGCTGGCCGAGGAGCGGGCCGAGATGCCCGACGAGCTATACCGCCAGGAGTACGACTGCGACTTCAGCGCCGCCAACGTCGGCGCGATATTCGGCCGCTACGTCGAGCAGATGGAGAAGCAGGGCCGCATCTGCCCGCTCGACCTCCGCGACGACGGCGCGAGCGAGATCATCGTCACCTCCGACATCGGCTACCGGGACAAGGCGGCCTGGGTCTGGTGGCGCAGGATGCGCGGCGGCTACGAGATATTCCACTACGATGATGCCTCGGGCTTGGATGCCGAGGAGTGGATACCCAGGCTGCGTGCCCAGCCCCGGGCCGACCGGCTGCTGCTGCCGCACGACGCCAAGGCCAAGACCTTCGCCTCCAAGCGCAGCGCCGTGGAGACCTTCCTCCTCGACCTCCCTTGGGACGGCTGCAAGATCAGCGTCAACGAGCAGCGGAAGAAGTCCGACTCGATCAACGCCGGGCGGCTGATGCTGCGGCGGCTCAGGATCAGCAACAACGACGCCTGCAAGCCCTTCCTGATGGCGCTTCGCACCTACTCCTACGAGTACGACGAGGAGACCAAGACCTTCAAGGCCGAGCCCCGGCACGACTGGTCCAGCCACCCGGCCGATGCCTTCATGGAGGGCGCGGCGAAGCTGGAACTGATGCCCGCCCCGCCCGAGCCGAAGACGATCATCGTGCCGCCGCTCAACCGGACGTTTACACTCGACCAGCTTCACGAGACCGTGGGCATCCACACGACCCCTGGAAGGCTTGCCTGATGGCTACCTACCCACCCCAGCCCCCGGCCATGCCCGGCAAGCCGACTACTGGTGACGAAAATCCGGTCGGCAAGGGCGATGGCAAGGAGTACACCGACACCAAGGAGGTCGCAAAACCGGGCGACCAGACCCTGGTGGCCGAGCAGGTCAAGGGCAAGAGCCCGGCCGAGATGGCGGTGCGCTGGGAGCGGGAGCTTCAGGCTGCGAAGAAGGAGCTTGCGAAGTTCCACCGCCTGGGCAAGAAGATCAACGCCAAGTACCTCGATGAGCGGGACGGGGCCGCCTACGACAACGCCGACTCCAAGTTCAACCTGTTCTGGTCGAACATCGAGGTGCTGAAGGCGAGCCTCTACGCCAAGCCGCCGAATGTCGATGTCAGCAACACCCACAAGGACGCCGAGGACGACCAGTCCCGGGTCGCGGGCAACATCCTGCAGCGGATGCTGAACAACGACTGCGAGGACGACGACGAGTCGACGTATCCCGAGGTTACACGGCAGGCCGTGGGCGATTACCTCGTCGTCGGCCTGGGTCAGGTCTGGTACCGCTACGAGGTCGAGACCG